ATAGGGCATATGTGTTATGAGATTTCATGAACATATCAAAGGCGACAAAGCCGAATACATAGCCGCAATGTGGTTATGGGAACAAGGTTATTTAGTTTGTAAGAACATGTCGCAACAAGGGCCGGTCGATCTTGTTGCTATTAAAGAACACGAAGTTATACTGATTGATGTAAAATCTGCATGCATTAGAAAACGTGACGGTTCTAAAATAAACAGATCACTCACACCACTACAAAAAAATCTTGGTGTAAATATTTTAAACGTAGATGTAGAAACAGGAGAATGCACATATGTCTAAGAAACACGACCCAGTAAACTTTCCATCACATTATAACAAAGGCGGTATAGGTTGCATCGATGCGATCAAGTCATGCCAAGGTGATGGTTTTAAATATTATTGTCAAGGCTCAGCCATAAAATACATATGGAGACACGAGCACAAGGGAAAACCAATAGAAGACCTAGATAAAGCTATATGGTTTTTAAATAAGCTAAAAGATTGTTATAAATAGAGAAATAGGTTATAACTATCTAAGATAAAATATTATATAGGCAAGATAGCCAAGAAAGTATGAGAACACTACAACAACCATTGTTCACACCAGAGACAGAGTGGGTGCCGCCGGAACGGCTACCTGACTTATCTAGTTACAGTGAAATTGCCATTGACTTAGAAACTAGAGATCCAAACCTCATGACTATGGGTTCAGGTTCAGTGCGCAAAGATGGTGAGGTAGTTGGTATTGCTGTTGCAGTTGAAGGATGGTCAGGTTACTTTCCGATAGCGCACGAGGGTGGTGGGAACATGGATCGAGGATTAGTATTAGATTGGTTCGAAGAATTACTACAAACAACTTCTACCAAAATATTTCACAACGCCATGTACGATGTATCGTGGATTAGGTCACTGGGCTTTCATATCAACGGTGGCATTATCGATACAATGATTGCGGCAAGTTTGATTGATGAGAATAGATTTAGTTACACGTTAGATTCTATTGGTAAAGATTATATTAGCATGCGTAAGAATGAAAAATTATTACAGGATGCTGCCAAAGACTTTGGTGTCAATCCCAAAGCAGAGATGTGGCGACTACCGGCACCGTTTGTTGGTGAGTATGCAGAGAAGGACGCGGAGATTACACTGAAGCTGTGGCATGCACTGCAACATGAAATATCAAAACAAGATCTATGGGATGTATTTAATTTAGAAACTAATTTGTTTCCATGTTTAGTTGACATGAAATTTAAAGGTGTGCGCGTTGACATTGCCAAGGCTGCAGCTGTCAAAGAACAACTGATTGTAACTGAGAAACAATTGTTACGTGATATAAAAAAGATTGCTGGGTTTGATATTGAGATCTGGGCCGCAGCATCGATCGCCAAAGCTTTTGATAAACTTAAAATGCCCTATGATAGAACTGAAAAAGGTGCGCCGTCATTTACCAAAAATTTTTTAGCCACACATCCAGCAGAGTTACCCAAATTAATTGTTGAAGCAAGAGAGATCAACAAAGCCAACACCACATTTATTGACACAATATTAAAGCACGAACACGAGGGCCGCATTCACGCTGACATTAATCAGATACGCTCGGACCAAGGTGGCACGGTTACCGGACGGTTTAGTTATTCTAACCCGAACCTGCAGCAGATACCAGCACGGCACAAGGAACTCGGACCGATGATTCGATCTTTGTTTATACCGGAAGAGGGACACACCTGGGGTTGTTTTGACTACAGCCAGCAGGAACCAAGAATATTAGTACACTTTGCATCACTCATGAAACTAGAAGGCACCGGTGCGATTGTCGATGCGTACAATGATGGTAGCGCTGACTTTCATCAGATGATAGCGGACATGGCCGGCATTGAACGTAAACAAGCCAAGACCATTAATCTTGGTATCATGTATGGCATGGGCAAGAACAAACTGATGGCGGAACTAGGACTAATGAAAGATGCCGCCGAAAAATTATTAAAGACTTATCATCAACGCGCGCCGTTTGTAAAAATGTTATCAGAAGCAGTGTCACGTAGAGCTGATGATAGTGGTAAGATACGCACGATCGGTGGCAGGTTGTGCCACTTTGATATGTGGGAGCCACATGGTTTTGGTATTAAGAAACCACTGAAGCATGCAGACGCACTCAGGGAGCATGGACCGGGGATTAAACGTGCATTCACTTACAAAGCGTTAAATAAATTAATACAAGGATCAGCAGCTGACATGACTAAGATATCTATGTTGGCTCTTTACCGCGAAGGTATTGTACCCCATATACAGATACATGACGAACTTGATATTTCAGTACGAAGCCCGGAACAGGCTGAACAGATTTGCAAAGTTATGGAGTCTGCGGTATCATTACAGGTACCAAACAAAGTAGACTACGAAAAGGGGGATAGCTGGGGTGACATTAGATAATCCAACTACAGAGATTACACTAGGTGTATGTGATAATTGTGAAAATTATGTGCCGTTTATAAGATTAAACGAACGTAAGGACGCCAGGGTTTTTAAATGTTTGTCCTGTAATCACCAATATGAACAGCTAGTCAACGGCAAAGTACAGTTTTTACATTTAGATGAGATCTATAAATTGGCTAAATAGCTGCCCGCCTCGGATGAGACGAGCAGGCATTGAAAGGTGTGAAGATATTTGCATAATAAATTAAAATAAACTCTTGTCAAATGTAATAATTGCTATATATAATCCCATATAATATGTTAATAATAGGAGAAAAATATGGTAGATATCAGCAAATTTAAGTCTGTATCCGTGTCAATTGGCACACACGATAAGCTTATGAGTTTGGCACAAAATAGATTTGAAGTGCCCGTAAGTGTACAAAAAGTAATAGAATTTTTACTAGAGAAAGAGATGAAAAAAAGAAAGAATGGTAAAACTCGTTGAAACAATATGCCCGCGCTGTAACGGCAACGGCTACATAAGAGTTCAAGATATGATTGGCGAAGACATGATAGAACTTGATTGTCCGATGTGTGAAGAAGAATTTATGCACATTGGTATGAAAGTAACAACTCACAATGGTTATGTCATGCTGCCGATAGAGCAAACACGATTGAATGTAGAAGGCGGTCGTGAATCAAAAACAAAATGGTCAGGGGAAACTTTACCCGAGGTAGGTAAGTAATGCCACCACTAGACCCAGATGATGAATACGGATGGTAATAGATATGAAACTAGAGAGAAGAATTAATAATGTCATGAAAGCTATGAAACGAACCAAGCATTATGACATGAAAGTTATTTGGAGCAATAAACTACAAGAACTTTTAAAACTTAAAGAAAGAAAATATGAAAGAATTCAAGACAGCGCTAGAAGCGTACATTAATACTTGTATACTTGGCTTTGCTATCTTTGTTTGTTTGATAGTTATAGTTGTAAATTCTAGATATATTGTTAAACTAGAAAGTACAATTGAAACGATGTGGCACGAGATAGAACAGGTGAAGGAGACTAATATAAGTTTATTCCAATTTATCGAGGAACACAAAGGTGACTTTAATAAAGGAAAATAAAGGTGTGAGAAAAGAGATTCCGGATCGGATGATGAGTGCGACTTTCACTCTACCAATCGATGAGCGTCGAGTGGTGGGTATATTAGATTATATTGCTGACGAAAACGGTGTCATACCGATGGCGTTTTGGATTAAACTCAAACCAACAGATTCATATTTAGATAGAGAGCTGCGCGCAAGCGGCAAGCTTATATCTAGGTGTATGCAGCACGGCGAAAGTTTAAAAGAATTAGTTGACACGTTATCACAAGACAATGTGGTGGGACAGATGGCAAACTATTTATATAAAAACATGGAAGATATTATTATGGGCAAACAACTGGAGAAAAAGCAACGGATGTTATCGACAGACCCGTACGCGATGAAAGAATAGGAGATGAAAGGAGGAAATTTATGGGAATAATGAAACAAAAAATTTTAGAAGAACTACATGAAGCTGTTGAAATAGAAGAAGCAGCTGAAAATGCTTTTTACGATTCTATAGCTGACGAAGAACCAGAAGAAGATTTTGATGAAGAAGAAGCTATGATTGAAGCAGATGAAAAAGCATTTGAAGAAGCATTTGAAGAAGCTCAAATTGAAAAAGACATAGCCAGACAAGAAAAAATACAAGCATTAGTAGAAGAAAAACTAGCTGATTTTTCTACTGGTGACATACCAGGTTGGAGAGAATAGTGGACGAATTTGAAATAGAGTGGATACCGGAAGATACCGGCGCACCATATGAAGTGGACATGACTGAGGTGATTATGGATTTGCCGTCACACTCGATCGATAAACTTTGTAAAAAGAAATACGGACATACTAACTGGGCCCGCATGGGTTCGATGTCACCGGAAGAGTTACATGGTAACCCATGTGATTTTGATTATGAGAATGGGGTAATTTTTTTTAAGAATGCCCACATGGTATGAAACTAATTGATCTTTATGATTATCCCAGTTCTACACGAGCTAGCATTGAAGGTCTTAGACATTATAATATTGCAGGCGCTGTTCAAGGACAACGTTTACCATCGGTCACTACAGTTCTTGGTCAGACTCAGTCGAAAGATAAACAAGCTTCTTTACAAAAGTGGCGCGATCGTGTCGGCCATGCTGAAGCTGCTAAGGTAACGCAACAAGCAGCGGCACGCGGTACGGCGATGCATAAATATTTGGAAGACTTAATTCGTGGTCAGCGATCCTTAGATCTAACTGATGTTGGACAACAAGCCCAGACTATGGCAGAAATAATCGTGGAACGGGGATTGAATGACTGTTCAGAGATTTATGGCATAGAAGCTGTCCTATATTACCCTGGTTTGTATGCAGGGAGCGTGGACCTGGTAGCCAAGTACCGTGATAAGGTAAGTATTATTGACTTTAAACAGACCAATAAGCCGAAGCAAAGAGAGTGGATCGGGGATTACTTCTTGCAAATGGCAGCATACGGCATGGCTCACGATGCGGTATATGGTACCAGTATCGAACAAGGTGTCATTATGATGTGTAGTAAGGATGGCTTTTACCAACAGTTTATGATAGAAGGAGAAGAGTTTCGCAAAGCGAAGCATAACTTTCTTAGGAGATTAGATGAATTCTATAATTTGGATAGTAACAGCGAGTCTGTGGTTTGAGGGAGTTGACACTGTATTTAAAAGCGAATATCGAACACAGCAATTTGAAACTAGAGGCGAGTGCCATGAATACGTGTGGGAGAACAAAGCAGATATGGTCCTGGACTTGTTTGATTCACACTTACAAGATGAAAATGGCAATGATCTTAAGACTTGGGCATTCTTTTGCGAAAATAGGTACATATCTCTCGAAGAAGTGTGATATTTATGCAACACTCTACCACTCTACCTATAGTGGAGATTTGACCCCCCAGTGCAAAATTTTTTACATTTCTAGAAATAAGGGCGGTAATGGTAAATTTTACACTAAGTGTATGTATTTACTAGATAAACACTCTACCACGACAAAAAATATCATGGTAGACCATGGTAGAGTAGGTCAATTTTTCCCAGTTTTTACGCACTTGGCGCGCGAGACTTTTTTTAGTTTATTTTTTTGGAGTGGTAGACCCAAATCTCCACTAATAGTATAATTAGATATGCCTAAGAAAAAATTAAAAGATATACATACCGTAGAACCAAACGGCAGACCAACAGAAGTCAAGGTTGGTTATAAAACAATCAAGATAGAATACATTAGACCGGACTTTATTAACGACGATATGACAGATGCTTATGGTGAGTACCGAGCAAGAGAAGGTAGAATATTAATACAAGATACATTGGTAGGACAAGAGCGCTGCAATACTACGTGGCATGAAATTTTACACGCGGTGGTATATATAGCCGGACTTAACCAAGCCAATGGTCCACTCAAAGAAGATGATGCAGAAGAACTTGTAGTAAATCAAATATCTAACTTCATGATGGGTGTATACAGAGATAACCCTTGGTTGCTAGATATGCTTAAAAAACATTTAGATGAGATCGATCACTGAAGATATTCTTGAATGGTCTGAAAAATATTTAGAACCAAAGAATGAACACCTAGGAAACGTGCCAGTATGTCCATACGCACGCATGGCTAGACTACAAAACAAATACAAAATACTGGAGTGTAAGAAGTTTGATGATTTCTTAGACACCATACTAAAGGGTGTACAAATAGTTAAAGATCCAGAGATACAAATAGTTATAGTTGGCTGTGATGATATTGGTTATACACCTGAAGAGTATGACTCTGTAATACATGCCTACAATCTAGTGTATGTGCCACAAGACATATATCTCATGGGATCACACCCTGAAGACGATGAGGAGGACGAACCAGTAGAATTCCTAGATACAGAGGACTGGCAGCCAGACAACGCCTTCATGATGACACTAATACAAAATTTTGATGAGTTAGAAAAAGCTAGTGACAATTTACGTAAAAATGGATACTATGACAACTGGCCTTCAGACTACTATGAGGGTACAGTTTTAAAACGACAATCCTATAGGAGATACAGACCATGATGGGAATGAAAAAAAGAATGAAACGTGGTGGCAAAGCCATGAAAAAACGTACTAAACGTATGGGCGGCGGCATGATGAAAAAAAGAATGAAAGCAGGAGGCAAAGCAAAAAAGTTTCCTGATTTATCTGGTGACGGTAAAGTTACTAAGAAAGACGTTCTTATGGGACGTGGTGTTAAGTTAGCAAGGGGCGGAAAACCTAAAATGAAAAAAGGTGGAAAAGTTCCTGAAGGACACCATAGAACAAAAGACGGAGGCACTGCTAAAAAAGGTTTATATTATTATATGAACAGAGCTAAAAAAAGAGGCACTAGCAAACCTGGTAAAGGAACTGTAACTGATAAAGCATTAAAAGCATCTGCTAAAACTGCTAAGAAAAAGTAATGGCTACTCGGGGGGAGAAACCTATTAGAAAAACTACCGGCAAAGGCGGTAACTATAGGGCCACTAAATCTGGTGCAGGCATGACCAAAAAAGGTGTTGCAGCGTACAGAAGAGCAAACCCTGGAAGCAAGTTAAAAACAGCTGTTACTGGTAAAGTTAAAAAAGGTAGTAAGGCTGCTAATAGAAGAAAATCTTATTGTGCAAGATCATTAGGTCAGTTAAAAAGATCTTCTGCTAAAACACGTAACGATCCAAACTCTAGAATAAGGCAAGCTCGTAGACGTTGGAAGTGTTGATATTAAAAAGGGGGAGACATGAAAAAGTTTTTAATTATATTTTTGTTGATGACAGGAGCTGCATTAGCAGACGTAACT